GTTCTCAGATGAGGGGGTTGACCTTCTGATAGAAGTCCTTCCCTTTGATTCTGCAGATGTGGTTCAGCTTATCGATGCAGCAGTATTCCACACCGTTGATGAACAGCTGGTACCGAAGGACCGCAAAGGTCATCTCGTTCTCAGCAGCTTCGCCAGGTTCAAGCTCAATACCCGGGAAACCTTTCGGGATAGCCCGCATGAAGGCTTTGGCGCCTTCAGTCTTAGCCTTGCCAAGACGATCGTGGACGTCTTTTGCCCACCGCGCTTCGATGGTAATAGCACCATCGGCAGCACCGGCCAGTTTCAGAAGACCGAGGTCTTCACCAATCTTGGTGATAGCGAATTCCATGTCATCGGTTCTGGTCGGGACCGGAAGCGAGACCGTGCCGGATGCGTTTACATCGAACGTCTCGAATGCGATCTCGGGGAGCGTCATAGAGACGTCCCGGGCGACCAGCTGGCCGTCGACGTAGCAGGTGTTCGCCAGAACGGGTCCGTTATAGTCGAATGCAGTTGCCATGCTTATTCACCCTCCTCTGTGTAGACGCTGAAGCCCTCGTCGGTGTATGCCACTTTGACCGTGGCAGACTTGAGGGGCGGTGTCGGAGTGACAAGGATGTTCCAGACGAAGTCGCCGTTCATCATGTCGGTGGTCGTGTTGTCGGATTCGAGGAACTCGACAGTCGGGGAACCGATGAGAGCGCCGATGGACGCGTAAGCATCCAGTTTCTCCTGCTCGCGGTTGATAATCTCGTCGCGAAGACGCAGGGTCATCGGACGGTCGATGCGCGGGCTCCACTCCTGCTGGAAGCTGTTCGTGATGTGGAACAGCATACGAAGGGAGACATCGAAGATGGCGCGGGGCTCTACGTTGGCACCGTAAGCATACGCCGCGGTGTGATCGCCCCAGAGGACCCACTCACCGGCCCACGGAACGACCGTGGTAATACCGGCAGCAGCAAGGTCTCTGCCGCGTGCCTGCCCGAATGCGTTGTCGGAGTTGCCGAAGTACTGCTTGACGACGGGAACCGCTTTGTTGCCGCACGTCTCCATCGGAATGGAGTCGTGCTCATAGTCGATTCGCAGAGTCTCAACCATGCCAAGGGTGGACAGGTGGTAGGTTTTTCCGTCGTTTTTGACGGCCATCGGCCAGAACACCTTCGACCGCTCAGCCGTGAAACCGTTCGCATTCTTCCACGCGATGGCTTTCTCGATGGTATCGACCGCAGTGGTACCGTCCGCCTGAACGAGGGGGAGGTCCGCATACACGAAAGCATCCCAGTGACCGTCGATTTTCTGGGCGCCAGAGACAAGAGCGTTGTAGACTTCGGGAATCTGAGACCAGCCCGGAGCAGCGACGAGGTTCGGGATTTCGAAGCGTTCGGAGTAGACCACATCCAGCTTCTGGATACCTGCGATGATCTCGTCTTTGGTAATGACGGTGGTGTCGACCGTGTTGTACGTCACAGTGATGTTGCCATCCGAGAGGCCTTCGATGGTAACGGTCTTCTTCGCGAAGTTGTAGCTGACCGTGTAGTCAGTACACTCCGTTTTCTGAACAGTTTCGGCATCCTGACCGGTACCGGTGGTTACAGAAACCTTGAGGGTATCGAGGATGATGTCGGCATCGACGAAAGAACCGGTGCCGTTCGCGATAGCCACGGTTTTGGTCGTGGCTGCCGCCTTCCGCATGGTATCGGGGTCCAGTACGTTAATGACGTAGATGGGGCCGACATTGCCAAGCGGGTTGTTGAAGTGAGCATCGATGGCCTCCGCGATGCCATAGGTGCCCCAGTCGTCGGAGATGCCGACTTTACTCTGTGCGTCGGCCAGGTTGGTCAGCTTGACCGGATGGTTGACGACGCCAGCGTCCGCATAACCCCGAATGAGGTGAACGGGCGCAAGACCGACATATACAGGGACCGTGCCGGACTGAATCGCGGACTGTCCAACGCTCTGCCCGAGCTGGCCGTATACGCCGTATTTGTATTCATTAGCCATGTGGCTTTCCTCCTTATAAGAGATTGTCATACAGGACGTGCTTGCGCTCCGTCCCTATTGCTTCGCTGATGTAGAACTCAACGTTGGCGAACCAGAAGGGCCAGTACTCCGGAGTCGCTTCCTGAGACGCGACCGGAGCGAATTTCAGACCGCGTTCTTTCATGAAGCGATACCCGCCGAGATACTCGACGTTCTCGATGATGCGGACCGCTGTATCGACGAAGTTCCAGGCATCGCGCCAGCCCTCCGCATCCATGTTGAATACCTGCGCATTCTCGGGATACTTCTTGACGGACGTGAGCTGCCGCAGCACTCCGTTGTCGTCGCGTTCAACCTTGACCGTTTCGATATAGTCGCCTGCATGCAGTCCCGGGCTCCATGCCGCGAAGAGAAGGGTGACCTTCATCTCGCGGATGCCCTTGGTCAGCGTATCTTCGCCATCCGTGATGCGAATGGTGATGGAAGGGATAGAACTCTCTACACCTTCCGGGAGCTTGTCGTTAGTCGGTGTGTACATCGAGAAGGCAGCCGGATGGACCAGCGCGAACGAGTAGCCTTCGTCGACGACGTCATTGTCGGGAACCTTCAGCTGAACCTTTGAGCAGATTTCCTTCTCGACCCAATCTCGTACTGCGTCGATGGTCGTTACAATTGCCATAGTTCAGCCTCCTCACGTAACGATGTGCTGATGAAGTGAAAGCGTCGAGAGGCCCATATCCTCAGCCCAGTCGTCAATGATGTACTCTTTTCCGTCGATGTTGATGGTGTTCCCGGCCTGCTTTCGCTTGCCAAGGTCCGCCGTCTTGACGTAGAGCATGACAGAACTCTCCGCAATTGACAGTTCCTCGCCGCCCTGGCGTTTCTTCAGAGCGTCATCGTCGAAAACGCATCTGAGCTTCTTGCCAGCGATCCGGTGAGTTTCAGCGAATTCGTCAAGGTTCAGAAAGACTCCGAAGATGTCCTTCTGAACCTGATCTTTGAACTTACTCATAGATGGCATCGCCTGCGTCGAAAGCGGGCGGAGTCGCCTCTTCGATAACCGCGATAAGGTCTGCTTTCTTCCGAAGGTTCTTCGTGTCG